CCGTGCAGTATCTTCTCGACCTCTTGGAGCGCCTGCCCGTGCAGTGAAGTTATCCAGCGATACGTGTAGTGCATCTCCACCGCTATCTCTTCCCACGACCGGCACTGTACGTACCGCAGATAAAGCAAGCGGTTGTGCTCGGCCTTAGTCACTTTGTTGATGGTAACGATGATGCTCATGCGCTTGGCCCACAGCTGTGAGCGCAGGTTGATCAGATCGTTCTCGGCCCGGAGCAGCTGATCAGCGAGCCTGGTTGCCATCATGCCGGTTGGATCTGTCGTGCCGGACCCGTGCGGCTGACCGTCGGGCCACGCGGATCTGATTGACGCCTGTTCCTCCCGGAGCGCAGTGATCTCTTCGTCGAGGCTCCTGACCTTGCTGGCCAGCACGCGCACTTGTATCAGATATTCCTTTGCTGTCAATCTATCACCTCCTATCGAACCACAGGCAGACCAGTATGTTCCAGATTGTCACGCCGGCCACCATTCCGGCGATCATACCGATTATGAGATATCGCATTGCTCATCCTCCACGATCTCCACGCCCGCACGCACCATCATGTCCCTGTACACCTGGTACGGCCAGATGTCATCGTAGCGGGACAGCCAGTAGGCGTACAGTTCCGATTCGGTGCAGGCTGTTATCTTGCCGTCAGTGATTGTCATGTGGTTGCCTCCTTCCGTTCACCCCATGAACAATATCCGTTGTCGGTGCTATAATCATGTATGCGCTCATCCTCGCCTACAGTCTCAATATAGCGCATCGGGCAAATTTCGCCCCTGTGCTTGCAGTCACGGCATCTGACTACCGGGACACAGGATTCCAGAACCATCCGCAGTTCATCACAGGCTGACCATCCGAGATGCACATCGTTTGCACCTTTGAGGATGGTGAGATACCGTTGCTGTCTGTCACGCACTATTTCTTCCCATGTCTTCATGCTTCACCATCCTCTCCGAGCATCCTCGCTCCGCACCGAGAACAATATTGCTGACCGTTCTCAAATCGCCCTGCTCCGCATTGGTCACATTCGTAATGCCATTTAGTTACGTTTGGCGTTTCTTCATCTATCACCTTCATCCACTCCCCTGTCTTCGGCTGTGCTACAGCCTTCTTCACCAATTTTCTGTCTTCCTCGCTGATGTGCGGACAAGTTAGACACCACGCATATTCCTTACCTTGAAACGGACACGTTCTGTCTGCCAATGCGCAAAGCACCGTCTCTGTCTTCGGCTCTGCGGATGGGAGCGATTCCAGCTTCTTCGCATACCATGACGGATAGTGTGCATCCGTTGGCTCTCCCATAATCGCATCCAACGCCGCCTGTCTGCTGATAAGGTCACCATCCTCGCCCTTCAGCGCATCTATCGCCTCTGCCAGTCCTGCCTTAAGAGACAGATCCAGATGCGGAGAGTGCCAGATGCGGACGAGTTCTGCTATGGCATTGTCTTTTGTCATGCTTCATCACCGCCTTTGTATGGTTCTGGTAAGGGCATCCATGCAAGGACTTTCTGTGTATCAGAAACGCCATTCCATTCATGGGATTCGTGATAATACCAAACCATATCAGAAACACGTTCCACGCCCTGCACCGTTACAAAATACCAACCGCTCTCACTCGGCAACCTCTCGCTCACTGGAGTCCACTCGGTCACGGTTGGAGCATCATCTATAATCTGTCCTATTTCCGAAAAGAACACTGTATTAATTCTCGTCTTTAACGCATCCGCATCTATTGGTCTCATTCTTCCTCACCTCTCATATCAGCACCGCACCACGGGCAATAATCACTGTTCACCCAACATCCTCTGTGACACTTTGAACAGAGATAGTTTGTTTCCTCGTCTATCCAGTGCCCTGTCTTCGGCTTTAATGCTTCTATCGCCATCTCAACGGCTTCGGCTACTTTCTTATCCAAAGAAGCGTAAGTCTTTTGCAATTCCATGATGTAGAATACTGCGTCTTCCCTTGTCACTCTTCTTCACCCCCATCTCCATCCATCGGCGGTGCTATCCTCGCCATGCAGTACCAGTCTCCGCTACGTCCCTGTACGGTCTTCAGCGGTATCACATCGCCGTAGGACATAATCTCGGCGGTCGGGCATCTTCGGTCGGTCTGGTACGTCCGATAATTGATTCCCTGTGTCAGCGTCTCTGTCTTCCAGTCCGCCCTGTCCACGCTTACCTCGATCTCGGTGTCGTCCTGTGTGAGCACGATCATGTGCATCTCTGTGGCTGATACCGGGACGGTCATAAGCCCGAACAGCAGACCGGCTATAATCAGTTTTCTCATCATAATCCTCCTTGTCGATAACTTACTTGGTTCTCCCGCCAACCACCGTCAAATCGAAAATCTTGGCGTCTGGCGGGTATCTCTACGGTTCGGGCTGTGTCTCCGGCTCCGGCTCGTCCTCCACGTACTCCGGGCACTCCATGACCCGCATCCCTCCTGGCGTGTGCCGTGACGGTATGACCGTCCAGCCTGGTACCGGCTCATGGTCTTCCCGTGACCAGCTGCACCCGCGTCCGCCTTCTGGTACCGCATTCCGGCACGTCCAGCAGATAGCCGGTGGACGTGGCTCGGGTTGCTGGGTCGCTGACGGCAGGTGCGCCTTCCGGAGCTCATACCGGATATGGTTCTGCCGCTTCACTTCTGCGCGTCTGCAGTCCGGGCAACGCCTCGCCTTCTTTGTCGCTGTGGTCTCGAAGACACGCCCGCAGACCTTGCATGTGTAGTGGCGGACCCGCCTCATACGGCATCACCCGAGTTCATCACGTCCGCATAAACCTGCGCCAGATCCCGGCTGTCGAACCACCGACCTATATCCTCGCGGTTCCCGGAATGGTCAACCTCGTCCACATCCAGAAGCCTGTACACGCCGTACATGGCGACGCGCTCTCCGTCATCACTCGGGAAGTAGTTCTTCGTTACTCTCCATTCGCTTTTCATTTCTCGATTCCTCCATTCGCAACCATCAGCGACATCGGGCAGTCCGTGAATTCGTCGTGATCTACACCGACCAGTAGGATCGGGCCAACAAAATCCACACCGCAGAAATTGCAGTTGTCCGGCATGCCCAGAAGCTGACCCTCTTCGTTGCAGATGATGCACGCATCCGTCGCCAGCGTGACCGTCTCGATGTAACCGCCCACGAGCTCCTGTATGGCATGCAGGTCGTTCGGGACGTTCAGCTGCCGGAACTTATCGTCTGCCGGACTCTTATAAAGCACTCTCATGGTGTCACCTCCTAAATCTTCTCAAGCGGGCACTTCTCGCAGATCTTTTCCAGGTCTTCCTGCTCGCTCACTTCGTACGGATGCTTGCAGTAGTCGTCACAGATTTCCGCTGCAATCTCTTCAAGCATTCCGGTAATCGTCTTATTCATGTTTGTTCCTCCTGCCTTTGCGCCGCCTGACCCTCTCTGCCCGGTTGACCTGGTAGTCGTCGTAGACAAAGTCGGCCCGGCGCTCATCGTATTCTTTTCGCTTTGCTTCTAAGTGTTCGGCCTGCCACTTCTGGTAACGCTCGCACCGTCCGTGGCATCCGATCTGTCTGTCTTCGCAGTCTATACATGGTGCTTCGTCCATGATTACTCCAGACGGGATAACGCATCCGCAATCATTGAAAGACCTTCACCAATTGACGGCGCTTCGTTGTCCATATTTATTGAGCGGCAAATATGAGCAGCAGCCTCGTGTATCGCCAATGCCAGAACAAGCATTGCTGCGTCATGGCCGTCTATGTTGTATCCATTTTTTGCTTCCTGGTATTCGCCTACGAAATCGTGTATCGTTATCATGCTTCTCCCTCCTCAGTTCAAACTATTGCTAACTCGCTCTTTGCAGTACGGGCACACATCTGGTATGCTCCAATCTCTTTTTAGAGTCCTTTTACAGTACGGGCACATCACTTCAATAAAATCATCCTTTTCGTTCTTGTAAAATGCCCATCCTTCATCCTTTTTCGATTTTTTCATTTTCACGATCACCTCCCTCTGTTGCCTGTCCCTATATACAGAAGTGCATTATCGACATTATGGGTATTTAAACAAAAATAACGAATAATTCTTTATGTATATATAAATATATACAAAGTGCATTTTTGGAGCGTTGAAATTTCAACGATAATACCGTAAATACCCTAAATGCACTTCTTTTTATATGTATAGGGTCCAAAGTGCATTTTTGATGTCTTGTTCTGCATTATTCGACATTTTCTTCGCTCGTTATCTCGTAATAAGTACCTGTTTTCTTGTTCACGGTCTTCTTGCCCAGTGGCTTCACAATGATGCCGTCATACATGTACAGTTTGTTCGTAAGACCACGCAGCTCCGTGCTGAAATTCCTCGCGCTCGTGCCAGCCGGTACGCCGTAATCTTCCACGACCTGATCCCGGATGTCTTGGAGCAAGACCTTCTGCGGAAGTCCATTCGATTGGCGAACGATGTTTCGTATCACTCCGACTGCCGGGCTGTTCTCGTACTCTTCCATGTCACGGACCTGCTGGATGTTCTCCGTCGTCCCGATCGAGAGCCACCGGCATGTCTGCTCGTCGCGCTTGATCGCCAGCGACACATCCTCAAAGTCACGCCCACGTCCATAGAAGTCCGTGTAGTCCATGTCCTTCTTCTGGTTGATGATGTACATAGCGTCGGTTGCGCCGGTCAACGCCTGAGAACCAAGAAACGTCTCGAATGGATCCACGTCGTTGATGGTCTTCTTGCGAGTGTGATGGACAAGCAGGAAACCAATGTTGCGGTCTTGCCAGAACGGGCGGATGGTATTAAGCATCGTGTATGCGCTGGCATAAGCATCGTCGCCGCGTTGCTTGGATGGTGTGACCAGCTGCAGCGTGTCGATAATAACCAATTCAATGTCTGGGGCCTTGTCCAGTTCCATCTCCAGTTGAAGGCACAGGCCCTCGTCCTGCTGTTCTGGCACTATCTTTTCGGCGCAGATTGCATAATGCAGCGTGTCCGGTACTGGTGCGCCCTGCTGAAGTTTCCGGGTGCGCTCCATCAGTCTGTATAGCGAGTCCTCAAGCGACAGGTACAGGACCCCGGCCTGCTTGCAACGCTGGCCAAGAAACACGCCACCAGAGGCTACCTGTATTGCCAGGTCAAGCGCCATCCATGACTTACCACTCTTCGGCGGAGCGCCCAGAAGGCACACGCCTTTCGGCAGGATCTTATCCACTAAGAACTCCGGCGGTCGCAGGTCCATCCCGGCGAGGTCATTGAAGGTGTACGTTTCCAGAGGAAGTGTTTCCTTCTTCTCTTCTGGTTGGTCATCCTTGTATGGTGCTGTGCCTTTGGGTTTGGTCAGAGCGCTCGCCACTATCCGCTTCACTTCATCTTCTGACAGTGGTGGGTCGCATCTGGACTCGTTCTCTGCGTTCACTGCAGCCAGAATGGCATCGTCACCATTCCCGCGGGCCTGCATGGAGCACGCCAGCTTGTACAATGTTCCGTTGCGCTCTCCGGAAGGGATCTTCTCCGGAACCTTGAACTCTGTGCCAGGTTCGACACCTTCGTTCATTAGATCTATGACAGACTGGTTCGCGTCAACGATTCCATAATCCGAAAGCTCATACTCCCATTCATACTGGCTGCCATTTGGATGAATCGATGGAGGCAGAACGATATACCCGCCGTCAGCTCGGATGTCTATGCCTTCTTTGCATGCGATTCTGCTTCGCGTCGCCCCCGTGCTCCGGTACAGGTAATGGTTCCCGCCGCGACCGGTCAGCGTCATGGCTGTGTCCGGCAGCGCCCCGTGTTCGTGCTCCCATTTTCGCAGTGAATCATGGCCATTCTTGCCCTGTTCATCATCTACATCGATGTCCACGACGATGATGCCGCCAGACTGCGCGCCACAGGCCATTCCGATGTTGGAAAATGGATGTTTTTCGAACATTTCACGCACGTGCTCCGCATCCGTTGACGCATCCTTGAGACCGTGCTCCGTGGCAGGCTTCTTTCCCTGTGATTCAAGTGGAAATACTGCAAGGCCGTGCTCCGCATATTCCAGCGCAGCGTTCAACATGGTGTCGCGCTTTATGCCGTATTTTTCAAATAACTTATTATCCACTCTTCTCACCATTTAACAATTCCACTACTATCCTGCCAGAGTCTTCCGGAGCACAGAACATGAACTGTACTCCGTATCTCTCTGACATCGTTTCCATTGCTTTAGCGAGGCGAGGGCCTTCGATGCTCCGGGTGGTCTTGTTCAGATTCGGGTTGACCCATGCCGTCACGTCTTGGATGCTCCGGAAGCCGTTGCTGTTCTCCACCAGGACGATCAGCGTAGCGCCGATCCGCTTGGCGAGCTTGCACTCTTCCCTGAATCTAACATGGTTGGAACCGCCGATATTCCCTGCAATTTCCTCCACGTCCATCTTGGTATCCACGCATACCGTCCCGCCAAAGAGCATGTAGTCACCGACGAGCAGTTTTGTTCTCACGATCTCGATGCCGTGCGCTTCCCAGTATTCATGCTTAAGCCGGTGCTTCTTGGCCTGCTGCCTCGTGTCTTCCAGCAGAATCATTAGAATGGCATGTCACTTTCTACCGGCTGGAACCCTGCAGGGACCGTGCTGGCCTCAGATCCACCTGACAGCTTCTTCAGCTTCGGGATCCGGAATCTGCCGTCTTTGATCTCGTCGATGGTCTTGTTGCTCCGGACCTTCAGCCTGGTGGCGACAGATCCGTCATTTTTGATGTACTCTTCTTCACCGAGAACCAGCCCGATCAGCTTGCCCTCGAGGGCCTTTTCATTCCAATCCCATTTATAACCCTTGTTGGATCCTTCGACAGCGTTTGTGAATCCCTTGAACATGCCGAGCGCCGAATCCTTATAGGAACGGTAGAAATCACCGCCCCACCAGCCGAAGCGCTCTGCTGTTTCCTGCCAGTGGCCCTTGAACTCGCCTTCCTCGATGTCGTACTCGATGTGGAGATATTCCTTATCCGGCGCGTCAGTCACTCTGATGATCCTGCAGATATATCCACCTGCAGCCGGTCTGCGGAAATCGTCGTTTGATGCCTGTACTTCGTTCCAGTTGTTGATTGGTTTCATTACTTATCCTCCGTTTCTTTTACCGTTCCTGCTTTTCCATGAATTTGCTTATGGCATTCGGTACACAAGCACATTCCGTTGTCCGGATCAAATTCCCACTGCGGCATGAACCACTTCGGGACTTTGTGATGTGCATGTGCTCCCCGCCCGCTTACGGTTTTCCCGCATCGTTCGCATCTGTAGTTGGCCCGTCTCTTCACCAGCTCGTTCCAGTTCTTGGATTTGCATTGCTTGGCGTACGACCACCCGCCGCAGTTCCTGCATTGCAGGGCAATATGCGGGCCTTTCTTTATCGCCTCTTCGAACACCTTGCGCCCGCAATACGGGCACTCTTCAGGGACTTCGTAAGCTATGCCATCCAGGTAATCGATCATCATGATCAATACTCCCTCAGCGCATCCAGCACGGCCACGATGTCGTTATCGATCTCGTTGTCCTTAAAGGCCCCCATTGGAGTCTTTGCCGTTGTGGTGCCGTCTGAATGCGTGACAAACTTGTATCCATCTTCTCCAGCTCTTGCATACAGAACAGTATTCAGCATGGTTTCCAGCTTGATCTTCTGGAGCTTACGTCCTGAAGTCGCAATCCGGGTGATGCGGTATCCGTTGTCTTCGTTTACAGTCTCTGTATGGGCGAGAAAGATGATGGTCAGATCGTCCCGGAATTTTCCTGCATACTTGACAATGTTGTAGACGCTGGTAGCCAGATCCATCCATTTGTCGTAGCCCTTCTCTTTGGATCTGCGCATTTCCTCGGCAATCATAATCGCGTTCAGTGTGTCGATCACAAGATACTTGAACTGTGTTTGTGGCTTCTCGATAGTCAGAAGCTTGCCTGTGCTCGGATCGACATATCCCACGCAGTTCTCACCATTCACGATAAGCATCATGCGCAGGATGCTCTCCGGGCTGTCTGTCTGAACATAGTTACCGTTCTTAACAGAGTAGTCTTTTTTCCATCCTTTCCAGGACAGCCCCTTCCCGTCAGCGTCGATATAGAATGTTTCTTTCGGGGGCAGATTCCTCAGCGAAGTGGTTTTCCCGCTGCCGGATTCGCCCATTACGGCTACTACCTTTGCCATGTTATCCTCCTTATTTGATCTGAATGTTCTGCTTCTCTACCAGCGTGCAGCCTTCGACGGCCTCGCCAGCCTTCAGGGCCTTCTTGATCTTGGTCTTGTCCAGCTCCGGCTCTCTGTAGCGCAGGAAGTCATCCGGTACCTGGTAAATATCTGCGCACTCCACGGATTCGCTCTTGCGGTAGGTCACGCGGACCGTCGCATCGTCCTTCGGGGCGAACTTCTCGCCGTCAAGACAGTACGCGATGTATTCCTTCATGCTCTCGGCCTTCTTCTTGGCAGTCTGCTGGCGCTTGGCCAGCTTCTCCTTCTCCACCTTCAGGGCCTCCGCTTCGGCCATCATGTTCTTGTAGTAGTAGACACAGTTCTTCAGCTTCTCGTCGCGCTCCATCTCGAGCTGATCCAGCTCCGCACCGTTGGTGATCTCGCCGGTCTCTTCGTCGATTTCGAAGTCGAAGTTGCGCCACTGCTCTGTAAGTTCGTATAATGTCATCATTTGCTGATCTCCTTTGTAATCTCTTTAACGAATTTGCTTGCATCCGGCTCGGTCCACTCTTCCAGCGCGTCGGTGATTCCGTCGAGCATGATGCTGATCGCGCGGTCGATGCCCTTGTAGTATCCTGCGCAGAAGTCTCCGGATCCTCCCGGTGTCGGCGCGTTTGCGATCGCCTGCACCAGTTTGATCTCGTCCAGAAGCCAGCGCGGATCCATATAATACTTCGTCGTCATCTTGCCACCTCCTCAAACTCCTCAAGAATCTCGCCGAACGCCTCTTCAGGGATCTCACCGGTCTCCGGCTTGTCATCGGATCCATACAGGATCTCGTCGAGGTCGTCCCATGTGAGGTCAGAAATCTTAATGCTTGCCATCATGTTTTCCTTTCTGATAAAATAGATATGTACTTTTTCGCGCGCCGATATTGGTCATGTACCATGAGGCGCCTTTTTCGTACCCACGATGCCCAGCCTCGCCCGGATCAATGCCTTCCGGCACTCCCCCTGGTCGCATCTGTCCTCGCAGATCCGGCGCCAGTCGCACTCGTAGCAGCACTCCGGCAGCCGGTATGGGCACAGTCCCTGCCAGCACATCGTCACGTTCTGTCCGTGCATGTCTCACCTCCCTTCTACTGGTATGCCGGAACGACGCAGTTCAGCGACCACGCCAGCGCAAGCATGATTCCGACGGTCATTGCACCAAAGCAGACCATTTCCAGTACCGCGAATGCTACTTTTCTCTTTGTCATTCTGATCACCTCCACCATTAGCAGAATCTGCCGATATTGATATTGAACATCGCGCAGGCGTCGTCCATGATGCGGACGTGGCCTTCGTGGTACGGACATTTTTTGCCCCAGATGTAGTTCTCACATTCGGCGCACACCCGGCCTTTGCTGGATGTGACCTTCAGTTCGATCGTGATGGTCTGGGTCTCTTCTTCTTTTTCGTGGGGAATTTCGGCACGGAAGTCCGGCTCATAGATGCGAGCAGCCGCCTGCTCTACTTCATCCGGCGTGTCGTAATAGATGAGGGCCGATGTGGCGGTGACCTTTTCCACCTTCTCGACCTTAAATCTGGATAATTCGCTCATGACCTCGTTGTACTCGTTTGCGTACTCAGTGAGCGTCTTTGCCTCTACAATTACTACCTGTTTCATTAAAAAAGCACCATCCTTTCTGGGATAGTGCCATTGTATTCAATCAACTATTCAGTTTTTCGTACTCTTCACCAGAATCATAATTTTGGGAGGAGTTGAAACCGGAATAGTTAGGATTGATTACAAAGGCACCGTGTGAAGTTACTTGCCAAGATACTTCAGAATCGCTGTCTCCACAATATTGGAGATGGAGCGGTTCTCTTCCTCGGCCTGTTTCTTGAGGATCTCATAGAGCCGTTCCTCGATTGTGATAGACATCACTTTTTTCATGTTGTAAGTCCTCCTGACATAGATATTATATGCTAATAGCATGACCACTGCAATAGGAATTTTGGAAATATGAGGAATAAACTAAAAGCTTTACTCGACCATAAGATGTACGATTCTGTCATGATTTTTGTGATTTTGGCCAGTTTCGTGCCGCTGGTATTCAAGCATCAGACCGACGTGCTCCGCATAATCGACCATGTGACGGTCGGAATCTTCATTATCGACTACTTGGTTCGCTGGGTCGTTTCGAGCCTCTCAGAGGAAAAATCTGCGCCTCGTGCGGTGCTTACGTATCCGCTTCGGCCGATGGCCATCATAGATCTGCTGTCTATCTTGCCATCGATCGTGCTGATCAGTCCGGCCTTCAAGGCGCTGCGGGTGCTCCGGCTGATCCGGGCGCTTCGGGTCTTCAGGATCATCCGGTATTCCAAGAACATCCGGATACTTGTCAATGTGTTCCGAAAGCAGCACCAGTCTCTGACCGCCGTCGGATGCCTTGCGGTCGGTTATATCTTCATATCGGCGATTGTTATCTTCCAGATCGAGCCGGGCACCTTCGATGACTTCTTTGATGCAGTCTACTGGGCGACCGTATCGCTGACTACAGTCGGCTACGGCGACATATTTGCCACGTCTGATATTGGGCGCCTGATCACCATGATATCAGCCTTTATGGGCATCGCCATCGTGGCGCTACCGGCAGGCATCATCACGGCCGGTTACATGGACGAACTGAACGACCGAGACAAGTGATTTACGTAATAAAGTTATGGACATATTCACGAGAATTATAATTCTGAGCCAATAAAAAACAGGCCCGGGATAACCCCGAGCCTTTGCAAAAAGGAGGACGAACATGCCCCACCTTAATGGTGGCAATTCGTTACGGTAATTTCTCTTTTAACTGGTCGATCCAGCGCCATTGAGCCTCTTCGGACTGCTCTACGCTGACCATTCGTTCGACCAGGTTGTTGTGCTTCTCGACCTTCTTCTCCAATTGGTCGATCCGGTAGATCGTCTTACTGTTCTGGGCCCATGCGACGATCACGTTAGAAATAATCGCCATTCCTCCGGTAATGAGCGCAATGATGATGCCCTCTGATATCACTCTGATCACCTCCGCACCGTTTTGGCCCTTCTGAGGCACTTCTCGCCGAACAGCCCGTCGATGGGCTTCAGCTTCTCGATTCCCTCGTAATCGCGGACCGCCTCCATCGTGAGCCTGCCGACCTCGCCATCCGGATCCAATCGCTCGTACCCGAAGAACCAGTTCAGGAACAATTGCATGAGCTTGACCTGTGTGCCCTTGTCTCCGGATGTGAACCATCCGCGTGCCGGGAGCACCGGCAGTTTGCCCGGATACGTTGTGAGCTTCTCCGGCTTCGATGGCTTCATCTCGGACCCATACACGTAGTTCATGTCGACCCGCCCGGAGATGCCCGGAACAGACCCGCCGGACGTGTACTGCCACATGTACTTAGGGTGCTTATAGGAGCACTTGGGCGCGTACTGGGCGACCCAGATCTTCCGGGTCTTGTAGATATCCGACGCGATGTATGACGTCAGCGTGTACAGATTCGCGTAGACCATCGGATCGTATCCGGCGATCTTGATGGTCCTGCAGAAGGCCTCACAGATCTGCTTGCAGCGTTGCTTTCCGATTTTCCGGGCCACGCCTGCGTTGAGCCGCCCGCCGAATTCCCAGTCGAAGGCGACCGGCAGCTGCAGCTTGCTCCCGTACATCCGGATGGTCTGCAGGACGAATCTGGCCTCCTGGATCGCCTCGGTCTCGCTGATGGCCTGCGAGTAGTGGTAGACACCGACCTTCATGCCCGCCGCCAGTGCGTTCTTGATATTGGCGTCAAAGACCTTATCTTCATGCAGGCTGAAACTCTTCTGGCTGGTATAGGAGCATCTGAGGATGACGCACGGTATGCCGGACTTCTTTATCCGTTCGAAAGTCTTCTGGGAAACGGTTCCCTGCCATGCGCTTATGTCGATACACTTCTCCATGATGCCTCCTATTTTGCCCGGTACACGTTATAAGTCGAACATTTGGACGGAGATACCGTCGTGCTGAATTTCTGGATGATTCCGTAAGTTTTGCCGTTATAGTGGGCATTCGCGATCTCGCCATCTCCCAGATAAATGAATATATGACCTCCCCCGCCCTTGTACAGCTGGAAGATCACGTCTCCGGCCTTCAGCTGACTCATCTTGGTGATGCCCTTGATGGTCTGCCAGTACTTGGAGCCCTTGCAGTGCTTTTCGACACCGTCGAGGCCGCGCGGGAATTTCGGGTCGATGCCAGCGGCTCTGATCACCGTCCCGACGAAGACGTCACAGGACGCCCCCGCCCGCGTCTGCTTGCCCCAGCTGCTCCGGTCCGGGTAGGCTTTTTTGATAGCCGCCTTGAAGGCATCCGTTGCGGATCCTCCCGGATACCTGTACTTGCTCGCCGCGGTACCGGCAGGCCATGCGCAGGCCTTCGCCATCTCGACGATCTTCTGGGCCTTCGTCTTGGTAGCCGGTTTCGGTGCGGGTGTCGGCGTCGGCTTCGCATATACCTTATTCAGATAGACTTGCATCGCCCTGACGGACGCCTTACCGAAGATGCCGTCGACTTCCAGTTTCGCGCCGTGCTTGTTCAGGTAGCGCTGGAAGGCCTTGCTGGTGCCCTTGCCCCACTTGCCGTCGACCGGCTTCGCGCCGACCTTTTTCTGCAGGGCCCGGACGGTGTTCGGCCCGACCTCGCCGTCGACCGATACGCCCAGCCACTTCTGCAGGCGGCAGGCGGTCTGAAATCCAATGATGCCGTCGACCGTCAGCGGTTTGGTCACCGGGTCCGGCTCAAGATCATCCGCCTTTGCCGCGTCGGAATAAGCGGGACGCGCGGCGGAACAAATCTGGGTGTAGTGCCTCTTTTTTCGGCACACCATCCCACCATTGCTCTGTGGTCCGGATTTTCCATCCTGTGTGGTATTGCCTTCAATTACGTACACATATTCGCCGTCTACGTAATCTACAAGACCGGTGTGCCGTCTGTAGGCATCCATATTGCCAAAATCAAAGTCTACACAGTCCCCAGCCCGATATTTCTGGAGGGCTGCTTTTCTGACGGCCTTCGAGGTGTTCTTTTTCATCACCCACTTGCCGCCCTTCTTGCTGACAATCTCATCCTGCCCATCAGCGGCGTTGGAATTGTGCGGAAACGGATTGTTCTTCGGGTTTGCTTTGTATCCGCACCACCACTCAAAAATAAAGCACCAGGGCTTCCCGTTCAGTCCGAATGCTTTACCGTACTTTGTGTTGTTGGATCCAGACGGTGATTCTTTAACGCCGACCTGACTCCGGGCGATCTTCATGACTTGCTTTGCTGTCGGCATTATCTCACGCGTCGCCATCATCTTCGCCTCCTTCTTCCCAGTAGTTGTAGGGTAATTCTCCCTTATCTGGCACCGCGTCGTCGCCCATGAACGCCATGATGGGTGACAGAATTGCCATCACCAGAGCAACAATAATAACTTTAATTTCTGGCGTGAAATGAAAAACCCCGATGATAACATCGAGGTTAGCAATCAGCACGCCGATAATGCCTTGAATGATTGTGCGGATCAGTCTGTACTTGCCGCTATTATTCACCCATAATCTGTTCATCTTCAATCACCTCTTCCTGCTCTTCTTCCTCCGGGAACATCTTATCCAGCTCTTCGTAAAAGTATTCCTTCGCGTTCTCGCTCAGCCACCCGTATCTCTGATTATCTTCGATCAGAGTAATGGCATAGTCTACGGTGTACTCCCCGTGAGCGATGCAATTCAGGAATGCTTTGATAACTCTTGATTCTCTTCTTGTCATTTTTTAGCCCTCCAAAATTAAAGCCTGTAATTCGGCAACGTTTTTATCAATATACCGCTTCGGGTCAGCCACATACACGACCTCCACCTCCCCATCGCTCCACACGTTGTTGCGTCCGAGGAGAGTCTGTATCTGCTGTGGGGTGAGGGAGTATGTTTGCGGTGTGGCGAGTTCGTAAACCAGTTGGACACCAGACATGGCGGCTTTGAAGTCAGCGGCTGATGCTATTGTTGTATTAAAAGCTACAATTTTATTGGTATCTCTGCCGCTCATCTCACCAATGGTGTCAGAATATGCAACGGCTACAAAGTTACTACTCAGTATATTTGTTGCGCCTTTTTTCTTCTCGTTTATAATCGTATAAAACTGTCTGCCACCGGGGACTGCCCCATTGTCGGTGTAATTCAGCGTCCCCAAATCCACCATCGCCATATCCACCGTCAGCGTCCCGTTGACCACATCAACAGTCCCACCGTATACTGTGGTGGGGAGTGGGGTGGTGATGGTCTGAACGTCATACGGTTCATAGTCTTCATTTGTTTCCGACTGTGACCAAACCATCGGGTAAATGTCTGTATCAAGAGTTGCCCCTGCATACACATAAAGGTAGCACGATTGGAAATCTGTATCTTCATCAAGCACTAAAGGAACTTTGGTCGTGGTTTGTACAATATCCTGCGTTTGACCAAGTTTTCGTAAATTGAAATCAAAGAAACCACTACGTCCATCAGAAAGAGCCTTGAGCCAATAACTGCCTGCCTTTATTCTGAACGGATTGCTTGCGCTGTGTCCTGTGACAAATGTATAAGTATGAGCGGCTGTCGCTGTTCCCTCTGCGTGTATCCTTGTTACCGCACCAGAAGCATTTTTGTATACGGTGTATGTGACTCCGCTTCTTACACTCGATTCGCAGTTTATAGGAATCAGATTCTTCCCCGCCTTATGCGTCTCCACTTCATCCCATCCGCTGATGGGGCGAACATTATCCGGTGACGGTGTGCCAGAGCCTGACTGTATGGGTGACAGGGCTACCTTGAGCGAGCGCATGGGGAATTCCGCTCCGTCCGGGAAACTGGCAATCTCCCCGCTCGCCGTGTCGGTGATGAGGAGCTTTTCAAATTCCGCCTGCGTGACCTCGCCCGGGTCGCCTTTGGGTCCCTGCGGTCCTGTTTCGCCCTGCGGTCCCTGTTCGCCTTGGATTCCCTGCGGACCTTGCGGGCCTGTCGGGCCTGTCGGGCCTGTATCACCTTTAGGACCAGTTGCTCCCGTATCACCTTTGTCGCCCTTTTCGCCCTTCGGAACTCCTATCGTCAGAACGCCGTCCTGATATGATGCTGTCGCTTCTGAGCCCGGCTGGAGTGTCTCGGCCTCGGCTGACAGCCCGGTGAATCTGTCGATCTGTTCTGTGATCTGCTCCAGCAGGGCCGTGATTTCATTCACCAGCGGCTCCCTCCGGCCGTCCGTCGTGCCATCCGGGTGCGGATTCGGCTCGACAGACAGCACCACGTTGGTCGTCCCGATGACAGTGCCGTCCTGCACGATTCTGATCTCCGAGACGATGCGCCCCGGTTCGTCTGTCATCACGGCGTCCGTATCGAAGGATACGTCCGTACCGTCCACGGTCCCGGTCACGGTGTAGCCCAGCCCGGACGGCTTTGTTCCGGCCATCGTGACGGTCGCCCCGGCGGGGATGCTGATATCTCCCTCATCGGATACCAGGTGCGCCGTGAGTGTCCTGCCGACGTCGCCTTCGCTCACCCGGAAGACTGGCAGGTAAGACTTCGGTTTGATGTTGACTTTTTCGGTCTGGTTGTACATGTAAGGGCCTCCTATACTGTCGGTACGCACAGCACTGTTACGGTCGCCGTCTGGGTAACCGCTGCAGCCGTGACGTTCCTGCATCCGATGGTCAGCTGGCTTTGTGAGTTAAGGGTAAAGTACAGGATCAGCGCGCCGGATGCGGACAGTGTTACCTGCCCGATTCCGACTGCGGTGTAGCCTGCAGGCGGCGTAAAGGGTATACGGATCGCACCGAAGGCGTTCGCCGGGATCGATACCGTAGACGAAGACACCGTCACAGTCTTGACGACCTCACGGTTCTCCAGCTCTGTGATCCGGTCCGCCTGCGCGGTTATCTTATCGAGGATGTCCTGCGCAATAGCGTTGAACGTGGCCGCGTTGAAGGGCGTGCCCGTCTCTGTGACTGCGCCCTCCGCTCGCTCCACGTCATATACATCTGTCTGCCCGGAGACCTCCGTCAGCTGGATGCGTCCCGGGTGTTCTGTTATTCGGTCAGTAAAATAATCTGCCATACGTACCTCCTAATCGTACCGCCCGCCAGCGTTGATCGGGTCGCCCGCGTAGTACGGATCCCCGACCCAGTGATTTATCCGCGGCAGGTTGTCGTAGGTGTTGATGATGCTGTATACGGCCTGCGTCTGCTTTTCGACCTCATTGATATTGTCCCACGTCATCAGATACGTCGGGCCGGTCGCAACATAGCCGACCGCGGTCCGGGCGTTGCCCAAACAGGCCAGCAGGTTCGACCAATCCGATACCGAGATGATGTCGTTTTGTGTCCACTCTGTCTTGCTGATCCGGCTCCCGGCGATGGTGATGCCCTCCGACCGGCACAGGTCATACAAATATCCAATGTTGCCGGTGATCCGGTTCATATCCTCATAGGTCATCATCGAAGAGCCGCTTGTCCGGTCCGTGACCGGTGTGATCCATGCCATCAGACGACCCCCTTCCTATATCCGATTTCCGCTGTCGTTCCGCCGCCCTCATGCTTCAGCGTGATGGTCTCGATGGTGACGTCCTCTGTCGTTCCGTCCAGCCTGTGGAAATGGATGATGTCCCTCGGTTGCATCCTCGGGTCGCCCTTCCAGGTGAAGGATCCGGTGATGTTGGAGCGCTTCAGCATTTCTTTTAGCCCGTAAGTCGGAAAAGCTTCTTCCCCTGCGGTTCCGTCACTTCGCCAAAAGAACGCCCGACCCTGCAAAACGCCGGACGTACTGACGGAATATCCATTTGTTATGCTCGACGATACCGAGACCTCCGCCTCTTCTATATTTAGCTTGTATCCGATAATCGGCATCTCACAATATGTGGCATCGGCCTCAACGAGATTCCTGCTTACGAGATAGTTCCATAGTGCAGTCAGGGATGTCCACGGATGGTCAGACGACGGCGTCTGGTACCTGACATTCCACGGCACTACCTGCGAATAAATCCCGGCCAGAGCACTGCCTCGATAATTGCCCAGAAAACCGTTTGTCGTGTCTCCGGTCAACAGGGCTACATTGTTGTCTGTCCTGAATTCTGGATTTGATAAAAACGTCGGCCACGCGATGTAATTCGAGAAACCGTCTTGTTCGGGCACGCTTATCATCGGGACCGCTTCGACATATTTAAAACCACTTGAGACTTTTAGCTTTTGCGCCTCGTCACCAATCAAGCAACAAAAGACGTAATCGTCAAGTGACACAAACACCCCACCGCCTTTCAAAATCTGTGCCGTACCGACAGGAACACCGTCGTAATATGGGCGGGCCAAGCCGGTCTCTCCGTTGTAAACGGTAACTGGATTCCTTTTATATTTGATTTGCGATATCGGGCGCTCCACGTTCTTTTTTATGTCTGAGCAGTCGTCTTCGTTTATGGTCCAGTCTTCTATATCTCCGTCCTGCGTGTGCAAGGTTGGAATTCCCGCGTCTACATAGGTAAAAACGAGATTGTCCCCGCGGTAATCGTCACGCAAATACCTCAGCGGGATGTTTCTTAGCCGAACAACATTCGACAGCTCGGCAAGAATGCTGCGCATGGTGACATCTTTTGGCACGAGTACCGCTTCTTTATTTGCCTTGCTTCTGTTCAGCATCGGGACATCCGGGTAGTCATCAGGGATCATTCCAAGCTTCCAGAGCATTGTCCAGATTGACACGATATATGTTTCCATTGTGTCCCCGTAGTCGTCTCCGATATACATCGGCGGCACTTCTATGTCGAGAAGATGTACTGCGTCCACCGCATGGATACTCAGCACGTTATCCGCCCATGTGATCTGACCGGACACGTAAAAACGCCGCGCAGGGCTCATGTCGTTATCATACCCGGCCCGGTAATAAATCGGAGTGTCCTCCGGGATATTCGCAACAGCGTCAGAGATGTCGACGTCGTTATAAGCTTCGATGCTCAGCTCCGATTCCGGTAACGTCGGGTCAACAACAGACAGATCCGACCGGAGCGACACGATACACGAGATCAGATTGTCATTGGTTATCCTTATCTCGGACCCGGTCTCAACGAAGGACACCTGGATCCTCGTGTCTGCAGCAGATGGCGTCAGCGTCAGCGATGCCGATGTAGCCCCGACCAGAAAACTGACGCGCCCGGCGTTGACCGCATGCGTACCGCCGTTATACGTCACTGACTCCGCACCGGTCACCAGAAGCGTCAGGCCGGTGATCATCTGGTCGCCCGTGACCGTCAGACTGACCGGCTGCCCCACGTTGCCCCGCACGCCCAGTTTGCCATTTGTAGCCGACGCGCTGGTGTTCGGGTCATACAGGACCGCAGACCCGCCCAGAGAGAAACCATCACCCTGCAGGTCCGCCAGCGTCCGCATGGGCCAGCTCTTCTGGGCCAGCGCACCGTCAGCCACCTTCGCGGTCGATGAGTAGCCGGAAAAGGTCAGACTGATATCATCATCCGGCACCTGCATCGTAATCAGCACGTCCATCGGCTGTCTTATCTGTTTTGCATTCTCGATATCAATCGTTGTGGGCATTGATGAACCTCAGCTCTAAAGATACGCCGGACCATGCGACGTCCCCATGCGGATCCGTCAGTCTGGTCACGGTCGCCGTCGATACGATAGGTATGACCGATTCGGTCACAGTGTTGCTGTTCTCGTCCGAAAAGACCGCGTCCACCGCAGTCCCGTTGAGCGCCAGAAGCGCCGTCAGCTGATCCTGCGGCAGGTTGTCCCATTGCAGATGCAGGTTGGCATACCGCCAGCCGATGACATCCGCGCAGACCTTGCCGGTACAAGTGACGATCTCTCCCGCGTAGATCCACTCCCGGGAGAGCGTGAAACCGTTGCTCCGGTAAACTTCCGTGCCATTTATTCTGATGCTGTTAAAAACTCCGATCATGCTTCTAACCTAATATTTTTTTATACTGATCATAGGTCCTTACGACCGTCTCACCAAGTTGCGGCCCAGATGGGTACAAATAATTCACGATCTTGATCTCGCCACCGGCTCCGGCCTGCTGCAGCTGTCCGCCCATCAGGATCCCGTTGACGATGCTGTCAGCCATACCGGCCAGCATGCCCTGCAGTCTGTCGATCGGCAGGACCGCTTCAGCGCCCGCTTCACCGACACCGATGATGCTGGGACTCCGGAAGATACCGCCCTTGGCGTACCAATCCACGTTAAGATCCGGAATCACGCCATGAAGCAGGTCGCCAATGGACCAGCCAGGCGGGTCGATGCTGAAGTGCGGCGTCTTCAGGTCCGGCAGCTTGAAGTCAAAATCAAAGAAGCTCTTGATCTTCTCGATGATCTTCTTGATCGCGTCCCGGGCCGCCCGGATCGGTGCCAGCATGGCCTCCTTCAGGTCGCTGAAGGTCTTCTTGACCGAGTCCTTCATGGCCTTGAAGGTCGCCGTGACAAACTCTTTCAGCTTTTTCGCGGCTGCTTTGATTTTGTCCCAATTCTTATAAACCAGAACGCCTGCCGCCACCAGCGCCGCCAGTATCCCGATCACGATGCCCACCGGGCCCGTCAGGAACGTAAACGCTGCCCCGAGCTTCGGGATCAGCGTGATGATCGAGCCGATGCCGGTGGCGACCTTGCCGATAAAGATCAGCACCGGGCCCAGAGCCGCCGCGATTCCTGCCGCAACGAGGATGGCCTTCTGGGTCTGTGGGCTTAACGTCTCCCACTTGGCCGCCAGATCCCGCAGCCACCCGGACAGCTTCTCCAGCGCCGGATTCAAATACTTGAAGACCGTATCCGCGATCTCGTAGCCGGTGACCTTGAGCGAATTCAGCGCCAGCGTGAACTTGTCCGCCGGGTCGAGTGTGTTCTCAAACGTACTGTCGAGGGACCCTTCCGCGTCCGTGATGGCAGATGCCAGCGACTGGAAATCAAGCGCTCCGGATCTCGCCGCCGTAGCGATCGCCGGGCCTGCCTTCGCTCCGAAGAGCTCGGTCGCCGCGTTCATGGCCTCCGTCTCACTGGATGCTCCAACGATGGACTGCTGGATCTCCTGCATGACCTCCGGCATGGTCTTGCCAGCCTTCGCCCCGTTGACGAGGGCCTTCTGCAGGCCGGTCATCACCTTAGACGAATCGACGCCGGAGACCTCCAGCTGACCGAGGAAGGTCGCCGCCTTATTGGCGGTGAAGCCCATCGCCTGCAGGGCCGGTGCATTGGTCACCAGCGACTGCGTCAGCGTGTCCATACTGACCCCGGTGTCCTGTCCGACCTTGTTCAGGACGTCCAGCATGCCGCCGGCCTCTCCAGCCGGGACCCCAAAAGCGGCCATCGCCTTCTGCACCTGGTCGATGGATGTCGATACGTCGGTGCCGTTCAGTTGGGCGAACTTCAGGAACTGACCCGACAGATCTTCCAGCTCTTTGCCGGTGACCCCGAACCGGGTGTTGACCTCACCGATCGCAGACCCGGCCTCCTCGAAGCTCACCGGGATGGTCTGGGCCAGTGTCTTCGCGGAATCCTGCATGCCCTCCAGCGCTTTGCCGGACGCGCCCGTCTTCTGTACGATGATGTCGAGGCCCTCATCGACCTCCTTCCATGCCGCAACAGATGCCGCCGCGCCGCCCACGATGGGAGCGGTCACGTACTTGGACATGCCCTTGCCGACGCTCTCTATCTTGCCGCCGACCTTCTGGAACTGTTCGCCGACCTGTTTGAACTTGATGTTTTCGACTTCCTTCAGCTGCTTCGTGAAGTTCTTCAGCTGACTCTCCGTCACGATGATCTCGCGCCGCAGCTCCGTGTAGTCCTGTGATGTCTTGTCGACCGACGGGTCTGCGTCCATCTTGGCCTGCGCCTCCCGCAGCGCGTCAAGGCGCTTCTTTGTCAGGTCGACCTTCTGCCCGAGCAGCTGCTGCTTCTGGGCTAAAAGCTCTGTATTTTTTGGGTTGAACTTGAGGGCCTTATCTACTTCGCTCAGCTGGTCTTTGACGTTCTTGGTGTCCTTATAGATACCATTCAACGCCTTTCCCAACTTGGTAGTATCGCCATCAAATTCAATTGTTATTCCTCTGATGTTCTTGCCTACAGCCATAACCAATCACCCCAGGAACGCATCCCAGTCGGCCTGCGTTGCCATTCTCCGCTTCGGCTTGCTTTTCTCCGGCTGTGCGCCGGATTCCTCATAATCGTGCATGTGGTTGTACTCGGTGACGTAATCCACGAGCTGTCCGAGTTCCATTTCTTTGACTGCGTCCGTCGTCAGCCCTCTGTCGACTCCGGCGATTGTGACCACGTCGAGAGAGACGGGATCTGTTTTCTCAGTTTCGCCAGAAGGCTCTCCGCGTTTTTTGAGCTTACCGAAGAATTGACGATCGCATAGAACAGCATCGGCAGGATCTCATCCATCGGGAATCTATCCAGCCGGTTAAAGAATGCCTGCGGCTCGACTGTCTTTGCGTCCGCGTTCTTGACCATTGCCCAGAAGATCTGGAGCACGGTAGTCAGCTCCATGCCCGCCAGTTTTATGAACATATCGACAAGGTCGTCGTTGTTCATCAGTTCCAGCGCCTTTTTGGTGTCGACGTCTTCGCCCTTAACGGCTCCTGATGCGAAGATCTCGGACAGCCCTGCCAGTACCGCCTCAACGATCGGCATCAGATCCGGCAGGATGTCGTGCCCGAAATAACTCCGGTAAATAAAAAGCCACCCCATCGAGGAATTGATCTCGATGGAGTGCTCGTCAATGCTTATTGTCCTCCTCATGGTTTACGCCCTCCTACAGTGCCGGTACCGGGGGAGCAGTGAACAGCGTGTTATAGGCAGAATCTGCCGGCTTGTACGCCGCTTTTATGATGCCGGTCTCGTTATCGCCGGAGACCGTGAAGTCCAGCGTAGCTGTCTGCGGCTCTGTGGTGTCTTCGGTCGTGGCGTACTCTCTTGAGATCGCCCCCAGAGACACGTTGTACAGGATCATCCTGCGGGCCTCTTTGTCGCCCTCCGCCTGGAATGCGATGTATACGTCCTTGTTCTGCATCCCCTTGATCTGCGCAATGCCGCCGCCGGTCGGGGCAACATAATTCAGGAACTGCGTTTTGAACTCGTCCGTGAAATTCGCGTTTTCTATGGATCCTGTGTAACCGTTGTCGGAGTATCCGACCCAGTACTGGACGTTGTCCGCGTAAAAAGTATTCTGCTCGGATTCCGCATCCAGCGAGATGTTGACGGTTCCCGGCAGGTGATACGGCGTACCCAGCACGACCTCGTTCTGGTCGTTGATCGTGTAGGTGCCAAAATGCAGATTGCTGACGCCGAATACGACTTTGTTCTCAGCCATCTCTTACCTCCTATACTTGGTAATAAATCAAAAAGACACCCTGATCTTCGATGTAGGTGTCCTCACTTTTCTGGTACGGGTATCCGGCGGCCAGAAGTGCTGACTCGATGGCCGCCTCGTTATCCTCGTTTTTCTCTGTGAAGTAATATTCGATCTGGTAGGCGTTGCGGGTCCAGTGGTATGTGTTGTCCGCCGCGAAGGTGTTCTGCCCGTTGCCGATATAGACGATATACGGCAAGGGCTGGGGCTTCTTGAAGTGCGAATAAGCACACGGCAGGCCTGTCGCCTGTAAGGTTTCGTAAATCGTCACGTCAGTTTCCTTTCGATCCTTTCTGGCAGTTCCTCCGCGACCCACCGATATACAGGTGCGATATGCTCAACGCCGTTGAACCGACCGTACTGCCCGTATGCGTTCGCGATAACGTGCCCATTCTCAAGCAAATGCGTCAGCTGTGGCTTGGACTTGTTATAGATTTGCACGCGATTGATCCCTAGATCTCCTCTGGCCCTTTGGATCGCCCAGCCATTCGCATAATGCTTGCCGCGGGATGTCCGCTTCGGTGACGTGTTCTTGAGCGTCTGCACGGCTTCTTTTGCGATCTCGTCCATCGCATCATTGGCGGCCCGCTTCAGTTCTGCGGTGTATTCGTCAAGGATCTTCCGCACTTCCGCATCAACAGATATCTTCATTGCCGATCCTCTCCTCACATACCAGGCTGATACCATCCCTCTGGGCATTCCAGTCGGCCCGGATGACGTTGTAATCTTTGCCCTCGAACTCGACTATCTTCTGCCCGTCATAGTCCGCACGGTTTGCCATGACGAACGTGATGGACGGCTTCAGCCCTAACTGCGCCGCACTGTAAAACTCGGAACTGTAGACGCCGCGCGGCTGTACGAACACCTGCACCGTTTCCAGCTCGTGATGTTCGTTGCCGTACTCGTCGTATGTTGTATCTGTGTACCGCTTCAGGATGGCGACGGAATCATACATTGCCATCACCCCAGTCCGTGTACCCGGTAGCATTCGACAGCTGCGCCTTCTGCTCATCGTAGGACCGCTTCAGCCTGTCGTAGTCCTCCGGAATCCCGAAGGACATTTTGCAGTATGTCGTGATCGCTCTCTGAACAAGACTGTCTGTTCCATCCGGCAGCGTCACCCCGGCAATACCGAGATCCATCTTGGCCGCGTCGATCAGATCTGTCAGCTCATCATCGAATGCAATTGTCGTGATCCTCAGTGCGAGTTTTACTTTTTCCAGCATCTGAATACCTCTTGGTTATTTCTTGGTTTTTGCCGGCTTCGCAGCGGCTTTTTTATCTTTGACCTCGACCGCATTGTTAAAGGCGATCAGCCTCGAAGCCTCCTGGTCGGAGACCTCGAGAACTGTTCCCTGTGCGAAGCGTACAGCGGTGTCGTGGGTCAGCTTGACCTTCATTAGGCAGTGACCTTACTGAAGAACTTGTTGCCAACAACAGCGATAGCAGCGGGCTGACGTCCGAGAATGTCGACCAGATCCTGCTTCATTCTGGTTTTATCGTCATACTTGAATTCGACGGCCTCGCCCTTCGGCAGGTTCATCATTACGCCAGCCAGATCGCCAACGATCGGAGCGGTGACGGTATCGTTGAACAGGACTGTCAGTCCGTCGAACGGATCTACCGCATAAGAAGCACCCATCTGCAGAGCTCTGTAAGCAGCGTACTGCGCCGGTGTCGCAATAATAACCAGGTTCTCAGCCGCAGAGCTCAGGAGTGCTCTTGCCTGTACGAAGTCAGCGACGTTTACTGTTCCGCCGTTGGAGTATGCAGCGACTGCCGGGTGAGTAGCGTCAGCAGCCTGCGGAGCTCCCAGAATAGCAGCAACGACAGCGTTCTCTTCCGCCTTGATGATGCCGCGTGCGACTTCATCGTAGATGTACTGCAGATATGCCTCTCCGCTCATGGAATCGAGCGCCTCGTCGGAGATGCTGACCCACTTCTTGTATGTCTTCGGGACCATCTCGACGATACCCAGTTCCAGCTCTTCCTCTGCCATCGCATTTCCGCCCTCAGTGTGGACGCCTGCAGCCGGTGCGTTGATCTCGAAACCGACCTTGACGTTGCCGGCAGCGTTCATTCTGCGGACTCTTCTCAGGATCTCGGACGCCTTCAGTCTCTCCGCTACGATTCCCGCTACGAATTCCGGTACCGGAACGACGCCGTTCTGTACGTTGTCGGACAGCAGTGCCCTGCATTCTTTGTCGTTGCCTGTCTTGACGTAGTTAGCAAATGCCTCGATGTACTCGTGGCTGTTTCTGATTTCCTTTGCATCCATCTTGCGTTCTTCCTTTCTCGCTTCGATCTTTTTACCAGCACCGCCGGCCACGGCGGCAGCCGCTTTGCGCCTTTCTTCGATCTCGATGTTCAGCGCCTTAGTTCTCTCTTCGATGGCGTCGAGTTCTGCGCTCAATGCTTCAATCTGATCAGCCTCGGCCGTTTCGACCTCGACAGCGATCTCGGCGCGTCTCTTCTCGATTTCTTCCATGTTGAGCTTCATAATGTCTTCTCTTGTCATTAGTTGTTACCTCCTAATGCCCTGATTCTGATTCTTAACTTTTCGCGTTCCAGTTCCCGCTTCTCTTCCTCAAGTCGCTCCGCCTGAATCCTCTCGATCACTCCGTCGGTCAGATTGCCAATGGACCGGGTGACCGCATCCGCTCCGATGCTGGTCCCGTCATTAGCCGGAATCGATACGGCCGAAACGTCGTAGAGTTTTCCGACCTTTGTGATGTGCCTGGTGTATATCCAGATGCCTGCGTCATTCTGCTCGCGTTCTTCGAATTCACCAGTAACCGTAAAGCCGAAACTCATCTTGTCTGTGTAGCCTCCGGCGATCTCTTCGTACAGCTCGCGTCCGATTTCCGTACCGCCGAGATCAGCGGATATAAACAAACCCCGCTCGTCCGGTGTGACTTGCAGGGTCATGTTTCTTGTTCTGGCGAAAACTCGCCCCTCGTGATCGTACTGCATGATAACGTCGTTCATGTCAGTTTCGTCGAATGCGCCGCGGTCGACCACTTCCCACAGCTCCCAGCCTTCACCGTTATACAGCTTGTACGGCTCGTCGAATGTACTTGCGTATCCTGTAACGACCTTCGACTCCGGCTCGCCTTCGATTGGCTGTCGGATTTCGAGCCGCATATTTCTGTATTCTCTATTGCTCTTCATCGGCATCCTGGTTACCTCCTAACTCTTCAGTTGCCTTGTATTCGCCTCTGATCGGCGCTACCTGTCCGGCCCCATCCGGCAGCGGTCCGAAATTGAACAGCTCGCGGATCTCGTCGATCAGGATTGCTCCCCTGTCTCCCAGTTCCTTCGCCATCTGGACCTTTGCAGGTGTACTCATGTACTGGAGCCTGTTGGCATTGGCGATCATATAAGATCCCTGCGCCCGTTCGCGCTCGCTGAACAGCATCTTGGTCGTCGCCTCAGAAAACTGGATGGCGAACGGCTCGATCGCTCCATCGAAGAAGGCCTCGAGATCCTCCGCCTTTGCTTTGTTTTGCAGAACATCTGCGGAAACGCCAAAATAGTTAAAGACGTTTTCGCGGATCTGCTCCATCTGCGCTGCGTCTACCGCGTATGGTTTGACGTCGATCTGTCTGATGTCCTTATAGGTGTTCGGGAACAACAGAAACCCGCCCGAACTAGATTCGGTGCTAAGGTTTTCCTTCGTGAACCGTTCGCGCTCTTTCGCAAGGTCGTCTGCGCTGGCGAAGTTGTTCAGCTGCGCCATGAAGCGGAAGGTCGCCGCATTCTTCACGCCCTCTTCGATGCCTTGGTTCTGGATGTGCATCAACTGCATGGTCTCATGAAGCGGATAATTCGTATCACCGAAGAAATCGCTCTTGTACTGGTGCTTCGTCAGCACAGCGCACTTCCGGAACTCCACCGCCGCGCACTGACCGCTGCTGAACTGGTAACGGAGCCACACCTCGCCGTCATACTCGACCAGGCTGCAGGCTGCAGGCAGGATCGGATAGATCCCGGTGATCACCATCCGCTCATCGAAGACCGGCGCAATGAACGCCGTGTTGTTGACGTCCAGTATGGTGCTGGTCCGGTAAAGGAACTGTGACCATGTCTGCCACTGGTTCGGCCCGAGCCTCAGTTTGGCTTGCAGGGACGGATTTGCCGCACCATTGACTTCTACCTTCAGCTTGCTGATATGCCTCGCCCTGGCATCGATTGCGGCTCTCACGATCTCGCTCTCATAGATGGCGCCGCTCCAATTAGTGAATACCGGTGCGTAGGCTGTGAGCGTCTCGAAGAAGGAAGTAGCACGTGTCAGCGCGTCCTTTGATTTTTTCGCCTCGCCCGGTCGGAATATCTTGTCCAATAACGACATTAGTTTTCCCTCCGGTTGTTTTTCAGTTGCTCACCGATCTCGCCGTACCATTTCTGTCTGACCGTCATTGCATCCAGCAACGCGGCCATTCCGTCAATGTGGGCCGTCGGCTTAATCTTGACCAGTTTCGACCTTCCTTTTTCGGTGCTCACCTTAAGGGCCGAATTGAACATGTGAATCTTCAGCAGGTCATTATCTCCGATATTGATCTTGCCGTCCTTCAGCAGGCCCTCGACCTCTTGGATGACCGGGTGTAGGTTGTAGCCCTGGTAAACGTCATCCATGTGAAAACCGTATCTATCCATCTGCTGCACCAGATAAGTGGCGCTGTATTTGTCGTATCCGACCTTAAGCGGGTAGATTTCATAATCCTCTACCAGCATCCGGAACCAGTCGAACACGTCCGAGTATTCGATGATGTTCTCGCCGCTTTGATGCAGCAGTCCGCGCTGCCGGTAAATGTTGTACGGCACTCCATCCACCGCCGTCAGCTCGTCGATCCGCTCCGCTGGTAACCAGAAACGGGCGAAGACGTACAGCTTGCCGCCCTTCTCTATGACCACACACGCGGCCGTCAGGTCGGTCGTTCTTGACAAGTCGACGCCGCCGACACAGTAGCAGCCACGGAAGTCTTCCAGCTGAAGCGGGTCACCCGTCGCGGCTTCGATGATCTCAGATCCGAGCCACGCAAGCGAGCTTGTCTGCTTCAGGTTGCAGTACTTCGTGATGAACTCCGCCTTCTTGCTCAGCGAGCCCTCAGCGACCGCGATCTCTTCGAGCATGTAGTCGACCGAGACCGAGACCCCGAGGTTCGGCAGGCTCTTGCGCAGTTCGTTGATGTCGTTCCATTTGTCGATGTCGTCGACCATATACAGGAACGGCAGAAGCTTAGTTTCTTTGCTGTCGCCCAATAAAAAACGAGTTGCCCGTCGGAGCATCTCGTCGTATATGCTGTCGTTGATGTATCCCGAAGTCGTGCAGCTGAGCAGGATCCCTTCGGGCCTTGCTCCCATGCCGGACTTCATGACCTCGTATTGCTTCAGCCCGGCGTCACCTTCCCATGATGCGATCTCATCGCAGATGCAAAGGCTCGGGTTGAAGCCATCCGACTTCTTTGCGCTGAATGCGATCTTCTTGACCGTGCTATTCGTGCCCGGCACTGCCAGATCGCTCATCCTGTGGCGGGGCAGCTCCCCGTCGTCATAGATCTTCTTGTTGTGTTGGTCCTTCTCTGACAGTACTTCCTTTAGCTCCTTATACTCAGGATCCAGTGTGACCATCTGCCAGATGTCGTTGTACACCAGATCAGCCTGGTCGAGTTTCGGAGCGATGCAGAACACCCGGGAGCCGTACTCACTGTTACGGAACTCATAATCTCCGATCGCTGACGCCAGCTTCGTCTTGCCATTCTTCCGGCCGACCACCAGCAGGATCTCCCGGAACTGCCTGTTGCCTTTTGCGTCCACTATCCCGTAGATGCAGGACAGCATCGCCTTCTGCCACACTTCTAAGGTTATGTTCCCCGGAGCAAGCGGGCCTTCCGTATGGAAACAGTGCCCTTCCACCCACTCGATGACGTCCGATGCCTTCTTCTGATCAAAAAAGAAGCGCTTTTCCTCCAGCCCGTGGACCAGGTACCCGTAGATCAGGCCGATCCAGCGCCCTACCACGTATTTTCCGCTTTTGATGCCCTGGTAGTAGGTGTAGATCCAATTATCTCGGTCCATGTCGCCCCTTTTCGTTGCAAATACTGGCTTTGTTGCTCTCGCGATATCTAAATCTGTGGATTTCTGTGCTCCGGTCTTCCTTTAGGTGGTAAAAAATTACCGTATGGGGGGCTATCTGGCTGTAACGCGCCCGGCTTCGTCCACGATGTAGCGCTGCGCGTCGCGTTTCGCCTTGCGTCTTCGTTCGTTCACCGCGGCCCAGCGTCCTCCCTGCAGGTCGTGCTGCTTAGCATGGCAGTCCCTGCAGAGAAGCCTCAGGTTGTCGGAGCAGAGCGAGATCTCCGGGCACTCTATCGTCACCGGATCCAATTCGATGACATGGTGTACGATGACGCCAGGTTTATAGATCCCGCGCTGCAGACAGTCCTCACACAGGTAATGGCGCCGCTTGGCGTATTCATTGCGGCAGTCCTGCCAGGCTTTGCTGCTGTAGAACTTCCGTGCCCACGGCTTTGCCATTGCTATCCCCTCCTAAAACAAAACACGCCCCGGAAAGCAGGGCGCGCCTTGTTGGTGCTTCTTCAGTCAATCATTTCGTAGAGGTTTCGAAAGTACTGAACAGATTGCGGTCAGGCAGGTGACAGAGGCTTCAGGCCTCCTCTGTCGCTTTCTGACATCCTGATTATAAAACAGAATTTATAGGAATTAATAGGAACTGTTTCCGTGCAGTATCTTCTCGACCTCTTGGAGCGCCTGCCCGTGCAGTGAAGTTATCCAGCGATACGTGTAGTGCATCTCCACCGCTATCTCTTCCCACGACCGGCACTGTACGTACCGCAGATAAAGCA